TCACGATCAGTGTATCCCTTTTGATTGAACATGGGATAGAATTCAGAAATGACGCTCATGAGTTGACCTCTTCAAATGAAATGTTGTGATCAGCATTTGAGATTTTATCCCATGTGCTGTTGAAAATTTGCTCATCGTGATGCTCTTCAAAATCCATTGAATAAGCGAATGAGAAAACCTCTTGAATCAGGTCGTATTCCTGAGAGGTGAGAGTGATTTGAAACTGGTCTGTGATTTCCATATTCTTATAATACACGATTTCAGACCCATTCCCATAAAAAATGGACAGTTTCTCGACTGTCCATGGGCAGCTGGATTTTTTCCCTCTCGCGCTTAGGATGTATACCACTCAGTAACCTGAGCAACATCCCATGACTTGACGAATGAATTCAACCATAGTACATGCTTACTATCAAGATCACTTAGATCTTGCTCATCCGCTGAGACGTATGGGAGACCATGCTTAGTGCAATAGTCCTCATAGACCACGGTGAGAAAATCAATTGAATCCATTAAAAAATCCTGTACATGCATTAATTATACACGTACAGGATAGATTAAACACACAAACTATGCCACTTTACTAACTGTCCTCCCACTGATTGTTTTCCTTCTTGAATTTTGTTATCTTACGTTTAGTCTGTCTACGGATATTCTTTACATCGTATCCAGATGCGTCATTGGTCCATTCTGAATCTTTGTACTTGCTGTTGCCTTCTTTCTTAGAACGCTTAGTCATCTCTTTTTGGGTGTTTTAACCTCTATACTGCAATTATTTAGTGATATCAACTAAAGTGCCTTCTTTTATGCTAGAATTAACTAGTTTACCGATGGATTCTTTAGTTTTAAGTGTATTTGACACTTTATCATTGAATTCTTGTGTATTATCACACTTAAAAGCATATTCTTTGTCAATATTACTTTGATATGTAACAAATACTACATCTTCATCAACTTTTAGAGTGTTAATAGCTGAACTATTAAGATTTTCGTAAGTTTTCACAAACATATGCAGGGTGTGGTTAAAGATTAAATGAAAAATCTTAAAATTTAACTTTTTTGAGTTTTTTGGGTTTCTTAAAAGTTAAACTTTCTGATTTTCTGGGTTTTCCACAGGTTGTGGAAAAGTGCGAATCCCAAAAAACTCAAAAAGTCGCAAAGTAGTCAACCGAGTGACCCTTCGAGTTCTTTGGAGATCCATGGTATTATTATAACCCGATCTCAAAGATTTTGCAAGTGTTTGTGGGGTTTTGGGGACACTTTGAGGACTGGCACACACCGACTTGACAAACGATAGGTTGCGGGCTAAGGTAACAACTCCACCGCACATTACCTACATTTAATTAAACCTTTATAAAGTTTTCCACAACTCACAACAAAACTGTGGAAAACCCTGTGACACCAATGTGCGGACTATGATACTATAGGGTAGTATCCTTGTACCATATGTGTATCACTACCAATACAACTCGAAAGGTCCAATCTTGTCTTGTTGTGGGTTAATTTGCATTGAAATGTTCCATGCTATGGTCAACCTATCTTCTGTTCCTTCATTCTTTTCTACCCAGTGTGGTAAGTATGCTGGAAACATTAACAAATCACCTCTCTTAGGTACTACCTTATACTGAGGTGATGCACGTGTATCATCTATTAACTTCTTGTTAGTAAATGTTGTTGTATTAAATGCACCTAGATGCATCATTGGATTAACAAACATTATACCTGTGTCTGCTTCATTCTTTAGATAGTATACACAACTATAATCACTATTAGGATGTGTATGATAAACATTGGTTGCACCTGGTGGATTAATGTTAACCCAATCTGGATGATGAAACGTAGGTCTTCTACATACTTCCTTTAGTATACCATTTACTTTTTCCTTTAGTGGATTAAGTAATTGTGTATTCAAGTATAATGATTGCCAACTACCTTGTCCTGATCTTTGGGGATACTTTGATGACTTATCCAGTTCTTTCTGTTCATAACAATACTTTATCAGTTCTTCTATGTTAATGTCATAGTTATTGTGATAGAGTAATGTTGGGAATAGGGGAATAATATTATACATCAATCATGTATCCCAAATCTGGTGAGATCATACTTAGGCATTGCTAATGGTTCTACGTGTATCTCAGGTGGAATACCTATCACCTTCTGTATACTTTCTCTAATGGGTTTCTTACTACCTATGTCATATGGTGTTGGTGCATTTTGTACACATACTTGTAGACATAGTAACTGTTCATCATTCAATTCTATCTTCATTTTGGATAATTAGATGGCATAGGTGTATGTTTTTCTACCATCTCTCTACCATACTCTTCATATGATGGTGTGTATGCATGACGTGATGTGTATTCAGTATCCTCATTCATTGTGGAATACGTCCTACCTCTATTCCTTAATACACGTTTCAATTCATTTAACTCTTCATTTAAATTATCATCAACAACAGCATACTGTTCTGAATCTATTAAATCAATGAGAGTATTGATTTGTTTGTCTGTTAATTCAATCTGTTTCATTATCCAAATGTGTTTGCATTGTAATGAGTTCTTATTGGTTTGACTCGTTGTCCTGATTGTCTTGCTCTATTGTATATTTTGTATAGTAGTGTTGGTGAGATCATGGATTAGTGAGTCGATACCTGTATGAGTTTATCTTATTAATTAATGATGCATCTGTATCCTTCTTTAATACAGCAAGCAATCTATCTAGTTCTGATAGTGATAGTTTCATTTATGATAGGAGCAATTGTACTAATTATACCATAGAAATTGATGCATTCCAACTAATTGATATTCTGTCATCATTACCTGTATTTTCTCCTACTTGATGTGGGAGATAACTTGGGAAGATTAACAGTTCATTTGGTTTAGGAAGTATATCATATGTCTCCTGTGGAGAGGGTTTTACTGATCGTATATGATTAAATGCTCCTAGATGTAAATGTGGATGTACAAATGTGATTGGTGTTGTTGTTTCAGTTAAGTACAATACAAAACTGTAATCACTATTTGTATGTGTATGATACGTATTAAATGCTCCTGTTGGTGAGATGTTGATCCATTGCTTATGATATACTAATGGTCGTTGTATATTAGGAATATCAAGAGGGAAATGATCCTCTAGTATTGGTATATTCAGGTGATGTGATTGCCATCCATGCTTATTCGTTTTCTTTACTCCTTTTGAGGTGGAGAAAATATCATATGCATAATCAATCAAATCATTAATGGGCAGGTCTAACTGCTGACTGATTACAATTGATGGGAACAGTGAGTATCTCATGCTCCTTGATGGGTGTACCAACCTGTTGCAATATACTTCTTGTCATGGTATGATGGGTTTCCCCGATGAGTATGGGTGAATCCAGATGGGCAGATTACGATCTTGCCTTGCTCTGGTTGTATTCGTACTCCTTGATTGATCCATTCTGTTGTACCTTCACCTTCCTTGGTAGTATTAAGATAGATCATCCAAAACAACACACGATGGCATGATGAGTAATTAAATGCTTCACAATGCCAGTCATGAAATCCTTCACCAGGTTCTAATTTCTGTAGTTTAATTGTATGAGATGCACAATTGACATTCATTGTGGGATACTCTTCAATGTATGCCTGTACACATTTAGACAGTGCTTGATTGATAAGATTTCGCGTGAGATCCCAACCATCATTCGCACGTACAAAGTATGCAGTACCAGTACGATGACTAGGACCACCGTGTTGTTGCTTTAAATCTACTGAATCATACTTCTCATTGTCTTCCATCTCATTGATGATCATCTCACAATGTTCAGGTGCTAGTGCTTCTGGGAATAACCCAATAAAATCTTTCATGTTAATTAAGTAACGTAACGTTGGGTTCTCACGTCTCCTGTGAGTGGATCATCTGCGGGTACACTGGTATAACATTGCAACTTATAATCATTTGGTTTTAAGTGAATGCGTTCAATATGATCAACTGCATGGTCAAAACACATAAACCACGATAAATTAAACTTACCAGTGCGTGGTTCTAATCTCCATGGCATACTATTATGCGGAAACAATGCCTTTGTTCTACATCTTGTGTGCTTTACTCCTCTATTCTTCGTCGTCGAAGTACGGGTCGAAGTCCTTTTCGTGGTCGAGGTGGACTTGATCGAGGTACTCTTTGATTGCTTCTTGTTTGATGTCGTAAGGGTGGACAGATTCTTCTTTAATGATCCTGCTGTTCTTGAGGATGATTGAGTTGTCTTCTTGGATTTCCCAGTTGATTGTGTCACCTTCCTCCCAGTTGATTTCTTTGGGGATTTGGATGTAGAGGTCTTTCGAGTTGCCATACTTGTGAGTCAGAACGATTAAGGATTTACGTGATATATCCATTCTTCTTGTTCTCCTGTCTTATCGTATGTAGAATACCTTCAGCAAGTGCATGATCGTCATCTTTACATGCTTCCATGTACTTGATGATTAGACCACGCACTTTATCACTCACAACATACTCCTTATCATCACTCATGATGTTCATCATACAACTGGATGAGTTCTTCTTCATCGAAGAATGTAGTAATCTCATCATCAACTTGGTTGGGATCCATCCACTCAAAGAATTCATCTGCGAGTGCAAGTGCATCATTAACCTTCTCTTCCGCCATTAGTTCACGGAAACGCTGTACAACACCATCATAGATGTTGTCACGCTGTTCAGACAACCTATCAGTTGTTGCGGAATCGTCAGTGTACTCGAAATTGTTCATGATTTTGTAGCAAAGAGAACGTTGTTGAGGTGATCATACTGTTTGAATTCTACATCCTTAGGGAGTAGACCAACAGCAGCAGCAGCGAAGTCATTAGGAAACTTCTTGAACATACGCCAGAACTTTAAAGTTCCTTCGTAATCCAGATCCTCATGCGGAAGCACACGGATCTCAAACTCTCCACGAGTATACCTGCTTGGGTAAGGTTGGATATACTCTTTGATGTGTTCAGCGAGCATGTTCATTTTACAAATACCTCATTGTGTTCTTGGGTGAGTGATTGAATATCTAGAAGCATCTTGCACATATATGCAACATACTCTACATCTTCCTCACATGGGTCAAATTCATAAGAGTGTTCCCAGTCAACTGAGTTGTCTGAGAATACTGGAGCACCAAACATATAACCTTCATCATCAATAGCATATGCGTTGCCATCAGCAACGATATAGAAATTAGGAACAGGCATGACTTTAGGGAAGTAAGTTGAACTTGATAATAGTATAGTATGTATTAGAGAGTTTGTCAACTCTAGTGTTCAGTTTACCAAGTGTCCCCTTCTGCTTGCACTCCAGTCACAATAAAGGGATAATCCTTTTTAGCACCTGTCATGGCATTCTTGATCACACGCTGCATAATTGGTTTGCAACGTTGCCACGAATTAAGTTTCTTCATGGTAGCAGGTCTAACATCCAATACATGGTCTTCGACCATGGATTCGATACCTTCCATTAATTCAAAGAAGTTGTGTAAATCGTGGGCATTGAGTTTAGGACTCTTGGAGTCACCTCTTAGGAACTCAAAATCCTTTGAGGTGACGAAAATTGCTTGTTTAGACATGATCTGTCATTAATAGTTTGTTCATTGTTCCACACTCCATAGGGATTTGTCAATACACTCCTTACACTGTTGGCACTGTAAACCAGTCCAACTAAAGTGATACACCTTAGAGATAGAACGACAGTTGGGACACAGAATGTGTTTACCACGCTTGCCTGCTCTAACTCTAGGAGTGACTGGTGCGAATGAAACTGTTGTTGTTATCATTGTGATTACCTCATGTAAAGATAACCACCTGCCCAATCGCAGTTCTCCAACACGTACTCACGATCTTTAATAATACGGAGATCGTAACGAACATGCTTTGCTGGAGATGCCCATGATGCTGCTTTGTACACTTCACCTGTTTTCTTGTTAATAAATGCGTGTACACTACGCTGATTGTTTACCATCACGATCTTGTGATACTTACGACCTGTTTCTACAACAAAGTCATAGTCAGATACACCATTCTTCAACTCTTCAATCGCTTCAGTATGATATGTACTGTTAGGATTTTCAAGAAGTGAACGCTGATGATGTTTGATACAACTGTTGATGTAGTCCATCTTAAGTGCTTCACACAATGCTAGAGTGTGACCAAGTACTGCTTGTTGAATGTTCTCCCTTGCTTCTGTTTGTGCTGAGTATTCAGCGAAAGTGGTACTGGTCATGATGTCTCTTGTGTTGATAAACTTAGTATAGCACCTTTATAGGGGCAAACCAAGCATTTTGGACAGTTCATCAACTGTCACTTCCAACTCTGCTGCTTTCAATTCTAATGCCATACTACCATCATCTAGTTCAAGTAGATCGCTTTCTTGTAAAGTCATGTCAAATAAGATTGTAAGTGATTGTAAAGTTCTGCACCATCAGAATTATAATGTGCAGAATATTGTTTTGTATAACGTGTAGGACAACCCATCATTGTATCCAACAGAAATCGGATTTGAAGAGGTGTCAATGGCACGTTAGTGTATTTGGTGGTCATAATGTCTAAAGGGGACTGTAGACCCCTCTAGGCACCGATGAGGGGGTTACATGTATGATGTAAGGGGATGTAAAGTGTTAGTAGTTGATTCTATAGAAGTAATCAAGTAACCCATCTTCTGGACGATCTTATCACATAAGTGATTCTCATCCTTAGCATACCATAAACCAATGGCATCATTTTTGAGATTCTGATACTCTTCATCAGTCCATAGATCATCAAATGCCTCACCACCGTGAGTAACATCAAACTCAATGTCTGTTACTAAGTGCATGATTTCTTTCATGGTAAAGACCTTGAGTGATGTATGTACTTACTATACACCAGAATCTGACCCATGCAATAGGGTGTGTGCCAGTTTGTTATCTGTCACTGAACAGGGGGATTACGTTTGTTTTTGCGTGTACTGTTCTGTTTATGTGCTGTTCCCACTGAACGGCATCTTCCAAATTGTAAAAGATCGCTTGTTGGCGGGACTTGCCCTTGGTCTTTGGTTTCATCCAAACGACAGCGTATTTCATGATAATGTTGAGGATATACTAGAATTGATACGTAATGTCTTCCCCATCTAGAGTTTGCACTCGTGGGAAGAGGTTCATCTATGAAGCAAATCGTTAGATAATCTTCACAAATAAAAGAGATGTATCCTTTGATGCCATCCCATTCAACTGGTTGAAGTAATTCAAAATCGTTAATCGACTTCATCGAATGCTTTTCGGTTAAGATTCTCTGGGGGTGGTAAATGAAATACCTCACGTAATTCATTTAGATCTTGGATCTGTTTCCTCAATTCATCAATTTGATATTGAAGAATCTTAAAGTTATGGTCATTGTTGTTTTGCATCATCAGCATCTTTTGTACTGATTCTTTGAATTGCTCTTCGTTCATGTCAATAACGGGATGGAATTTTGTCATATTGCCATTTATCAGACAACTCTTGTTGTTCATTTAAAAGGCGTTGACCTGTCATAAGATGTTTGAGGTCAGTAGCACGATCTATATGCCTTTGATGATATTGTATTACATCATCGATGCAAGATAGCATCTCTTCATATACTTGTCTAGACGTGATTCCCTCATCTTCGAGGTAATCATCGATAGCGTCTTGCATACGAATCTTACGCTGCTTGGTGTACTCGTCCTCTGGTACATAGTTTTCGTTTATGAGAATTGGTCGGTTGTCCACGAAATGTTTGGGCATGGTCATTAGTTAAACTCCTCCTGACGACGGATTTCAAGGTAACCGACGATTTCATCCCTCCATTCCATCAATTCGTTGTAGCACTCTTGATTGTGAGCACATGCACGAAGAGAAGGATCTGGTTTAACAACACTCTCGTAAAGGAGACCAAGTGCATCTCGTCGTTTTTCGTGTTTAGTAGTGTCCCAATCCATGAATTTTATCTGACTCAGTTATTTTATGTGATTGGTGGAAGGAATGCAAGGGGGTTTTAAATTTCTTCATAATGTCTTTAGGATTCATCATCCACACGATCAACCGATTGGATGTCACACACTGGAACTTCATGCTCTCCACCAATGATGTACCAGTGCATTAACTGTCCATGATACTCTGGATGTCCAGCATATTCTGTAGTATACTTACGTTCACCAGAATATAGCAGTTCCGATTCAGGAATCGAATGCTCTCTAAGCATTGCTTGCAACTGCATGTGTGTTAAATCACACTGTCTTGGCATTTTCATTATGAATTGCGACTATCAGACCACCTTATCACACTATTTTAAGGGTGTCAACCAGGATTTGTAGGATTTTCGTTAATATAAGGGATTGTTCCGTTTGGTTTAATGACGTATGCAGGTATTCTAAATGCTGCATTAGGTAAATTCTGTGGTTGTGGAAACCAATCATGGCAGTTATCAACAGCAATCTGTTCTGTACTGAAAACGTAGAACGTATGCTTTTCTGCAAAGATCTCATCAATTTCTGCTTCAGGAATAATCCATCTAGCTTCACCATCCTCATCTACACTCTTATAATATGCAAACATCAATGCTTTATCATCAGCAGACAATGAAAAATATGCAGTATTATCTACCACCATGACACATTTGTCTTCTAGCACTGCTAGACGAGCACACATTTCACCAATTGTTTTTGGATTTAAAGAGATAAGTGCCATTAACCAAGTCCTCCGTCATCAATAGCTCGTAGAATAGCATCAAGAGTATTACTTTCACTGAATACTCTATTGTGTGGCATTCCATCAACTTGCTTAGTAGTGATTGCCATTGCCATGTAGGTCATTGCTCTACTTGCAAACTTACGATATACTGACTGACCAATAATGAAGAACTGATCTTCAGATGATAGATATGCTCCTAGTTCAGAATTAGCAGCTAACATTTCTGTATACTTCTTAGGACTAATTGGGAATTTAACATCATTAACAGGAATTGATTGATGTTCTTGTGGAAGATCTCTTAATTTCTGTCTGTATGTGACCCACTGTGCTTTCTCATCATCAGTAAGAGGAGAATCAGCAACTTGTGTCCAGTCACTATCCATAAGTAAGAAGTTTCTGACTATTGTAATCTTAGTCCAGTTTACATATTCATCAGCAGCAAACTGTGCAGCAAGTTTACCCTCAAGGGTAATATCATTTAAATCTCTAAACTCTGTATATTTTGCTTCTAACTTATTGTATAGATCATCAATCTCTGACTGATCAAATGCATCAAGGTTCATTTCATATGAAACCCATTTATAGTCACCTGTTTTCTGATTCCTTTGGAACTTATTCTTGTTCATCAAGGAAGAACCAGTTTTATATCTAATAAAACTTTCTAATTTATCTTTATCAGAATCCCAAACAGGAAATAAAATAGGGACAATCTCATCTTTCCAAAAGTCATCAGTGATGACCTTGGTTACACCATTTCTTGCCATTGTCCTATTAATGGCATTTACATATAGTGCTACATCTTGTGAAGAATACTCGCTCATTTTACTAAATTAAGGATCTGATCCGTCATAGTATTTAGACGGCTTTGATTAGGTACTTGACTCTATGATATTTTGTTATCAAAGGGATATTGCTCTCTGGAATAGCTTCTGCTGTAACTGTAATAGGTGTAGAAGAACTCATTGTGAATAATCCCTCATCAGAAAATATACCTGATTGAATAACATTAACAGTTCTATCGATATAATCAATATCACAGATCTCTGTACCATCTGTTGGTATGAATACTCTGGTTGTTTCTTCACCATACCATAATGTCATAGCAGCAATACCATAGTTGTCTAGAGTAAGATCAGCATTATCATCTTGAGTAATAACTCTGGTTTGTCTTACTAATATTTCAACTGCTGAATTTTTTGCATTGCTATTGGCAGGAATATTTACCTCAACTTCTTCCCAATTTGAATTTCCACCAGTAGAAGATTTAACAACTCCTAGTAGATTTACTGTTTGTGAACCAACAATCCTATAATAGAGTAGAAGATCTTCATCAGGTGATTCACCACCATTCAAACTAGTACCACGAATAACTGACCATTGAATCTTTTCTACATTAAGTAAATTTACAGGACCAATTACATATTCTCTAGTACCTTCACCTGCAAAAGGTAAGTATCTAGTAGCACGAGCACCATATGTTGGTGGTTCACCATTAGCACTGGTAGTCATCGCGAATTTACTATTACTTCCAGTTCCAGGACCAGGAGTTACTGGTTTCAGAAGAGTTTCTTTTGTATCACCATTAGCACTAGATTCTTTCCATACATTATCATCAATTCTAGCACCTGAAGGAACACCTGACGCATCACACAAATAATATCCACCAGCAGGATTAGATAAAGTTCCTTCTACCTCGTCACCAGGTATTGTTCCTCTATATTCTGCCGTAACATATCCAACAGAACCATCAGTAGAACCATTACCACCATCACTACCAGCAGATTGTAAACCACATGTAATAGATGTATTTGTATTGGCAATAGCTATTTTTAAAGTACTACCTTGAGCACCTCCACCACCTAATCTTCCAAGACTCTCAACTTCATCTTGAACTCTAATTTCAACATATCCATCATTACCACTTTGTCCTGCAGGACCACCACCACCATTATTTGTTGGTGCGGTAAATGTAGTTGTTCCACCTGTACAGTTACCTCTGGAAGTAAATATGGTTAAACCAGTATTAGCTACTGCACTAAATGCAATACCACCTGGGTTATTATTCCAACTATCATCACCATTTGAAGCAGATCCATTTTTAACTTTAAATTTAAACTGGTTCCAACCTTGAGTAAAACCACTCAAAGTCATTGTTACCTGTGGTGTCCACTCAGTTTCTGGAGCAACTGGTTGTTGAGATAAATTAGTAACTGGACCTTGCTTCAAAGTTCCATCAGGATTATACCAATTCATTTCACCCAACCCATCAACTGCCATTGTAACTGTGATACTACTAAAAGATCCATCACAGTAAATACCAACACCACCTTCTACCCACTGATTTAAGTAAGGGTCTACACCTCCTCCTGCTGGAATAGCTGGATATATTGCACTGTCTAACATAAATTGTGTCCATACACTAGCAGTACCAGCAGAGATATTAGTATTACCACCAACGTTACCAACAGCAAACCAATCTCTTGTTTGTAATAATGCTCCACCACCACCAGATCCACCAGGAGCAGTTGACCATGATGCTGTGCAATAATCAGATCTATAAGCAGATCTACCACGAGATCCACCACCGCCACCACCATTACCATTGTGACCTACACCATTGATACCACCGCCACCACCGTTGGATTGTCCACCAATACCGCAGCCACCACCACCGCCTCCACCAGCACCAGCAGTACATCCACCAGATCCACCATTTGAACCAAAGGTAAAGTCGAGTGCAGTCGTTTGTGAACTTAGGTCAGTTGCTGCACCTACAGCAGATCCACCAGCGTAGCAACCATCAGTAGTTCCACCACCGTTGTAACCACCACCTGATCCACCGCCGCCGCCTCCACCGCCAGCACCTATGAAAGGAATACCACCATCCCAGAATAAACCAGTAGATCCACCACCAGCACCACCAGAAGCACCATTACCCCACGCACCTGTTCCACCAGCTCCACCTGGAGATGCACCACCACCAGGCGTAGATGTTTGTTGTTCACCACCAGTACCATTAACATTACCGTCAATAATGTTATAACCTACACCACCACCTTGTCCAATAGTCCATGTAAGTGAAGCAGGACCAATTCCATCACAAACAGCAGTAACTAATGCTGCATTATTTCCATCTCCACCATATGCAGTAGTACCTTCACATCCAGAGTTAGCATTTCCATTACCACCACCTCCACCACCACCAGAAGCTCTGATAGTAACTGTTCTAGAGTTAACTTCATTGTTTGCAGGTGCTGTCCACGAACCACCAGTTTGTAATATAAATCCAGTATCAGTAGTTGTAGTGAATGTACCAGATGAACCAGAACCACCATCTCCACCTTGTCCAGATCCAGTTCCACCAGCGATAGGTCCAGCACCAAAGTTTCCACCATCAGCACCATCAGCACCATTGTTTGAACCAGAAATATCAATAATGTCCATATTTAATAATGCACTAGGAACTAAATATGTTCCTCCTTGACCACCATCACCACCACTATCACCTGCTTCACCACCTCCACCACCATATGCGTAGCAAGTGTAAGTGGTTCCACCAATAGCTAAAGTAAGATATGCATATCCACCAGAGCTACCATTACTTGAAGTTCCAGCACCACCACCGCCAGGTGCTCTTAATTCAACATCAATTCTATTTACGTCACCCTGTGTTTCAAGGACTGGTGGTAATGTAAATGATCCCTGTGATGTTAACTCATCATTTTGGAATACTGTACCTGTTCCTGGTGGTGTAAATGTATCTGCTTTACCACCAATTATAGTTTGTCCATCAATAGCATATAATCTTGGTTGAGGTGTTGATAATACATCTTCAAATGTACCAGCAGCAATTCTAACTGAGATAACACCACTAGCAGTGTTAATTGAAGGAGTTGTTTCTGGTGTATATGCAAATGAATTATTAGCAAATTGATCAGATAAAACTTGGAATGTTCCATTAAACATTCCTGCATCGTCTGGTATTGCACCCTGTACTGTGATATAATCATCTATACTAAATCCATGTGCTTCTGCTGTGCTACACAAAACCCAGTTATTACCAGGATCATATACTGCTGATAAAACAGTAACTATTGGACTACCAGTGATAGGATAGCAACCATCTGGTTCTGGTGGATTCTCAAGAATACCACCACGCAATCCTACTCTTTGAATGCCATACATGTCATTAGCATTATCATTTCCTGCTGGAACACTGTTCCCCTGTTCAGTACCACTACCAGTTATTGTTTGAGTAATAGTTACTGTTTGATTAGGTTGGTCTTGTAATGCTAGAGGAATATCAATAACAAATTCTCTCCAGTTAGCATGAATAGCATCATATAAATCAAATCCTGTATCTGTATCTAAATTATTATCCGCAATGTAATCATTTACTGAAGGAAAAATACGTGTACTGGTTCCATCACTAAAACTAACAAACAATCCTTCACCTAAGTTATTAGGACGCTCACCACCATTACTATCATTACCTGCCATGGCAAAGATATAAAATTGTGTGTATCCAGTAAAATCTAAAGTATATGAAACTTGTCTAGGACTTAATAAAGTTGTTGCACCTAAATTACCAGAAGCTTTATATCCAAAAGCAAGATACTGATTACTTTCTGCGATTCCTGATTTCAAGAATCCCTCATACTCACCAGTACCAGGACCATGGTCTTCTAGTGCAATATTAGTATATGATGCCGTGGATGTTAAATTAGTATCAGTAACATCAAATGAAGTATCTGCAGGTTGGTTAGGATCAACACCACCAGGACCATCTGTATTACCAAAGGTTGCTAATGTTGGATCATTTAATTTTTCACGAGTCAATCCATGTGAGTGACCTAAAGCTAATCCACCTTGTCCAACTGGTTCAAATGGTAATATATTTGCTCTACTAGTTCTATAATTTACAGCAAATTCATCTATTGGTACACCATCTCTCTCATTATCAACAGCCTCATCTGCTTCTGACGATAAGATATAATGATTATGTTCTACTGGTCTATTGAGAATTACATCATTAATAGGTCCTACTCTATAACTAACATCACCAGTAACATAAGTGAAAATATCAGCATTGATATTCTGATATCCAGTTGTTCTTACGTCTCCAATACTAAAGAATAAACCAGCATCTAAAATTTGATCTTTGGAAACATACCATGTACCACCAGTCTGTCCAACACTATTAACTAGTGCATTTTCTATGGTTGGTGTTCCTTCTCCATCTACGTCACCAAGACCTACAATAATTCTATCCCTGTAGTCTGGTAATTTAAATGTACCAATTTGGTGTGGTGAATCAGCAAATGAAAAACCTCTATTCAATTGAATTGTAGGATGAGTTCCAGCAGTGATATCTACATTGGTTTTAGATAATGTAGATGGGTCAATAGTTTCAGGGAATACTATTTCATATGCAAATTCACCTGATGGAACTTGTACCTCAGTAAGAGATTCTGTTGGTAATTTAGTTAAGTAAAATGTATCATACGCCCAATCACCTGCAGGCATTGATCCAAGACCTGGTCCTGGTGGTGTTGCACCAGTATCATCTTTAATTCTAAATGATGTTCCATATGGATATGGTAGCTTTATTTGATTACCTGGAATATCAGGATCTCTATAGAAATTAATAAAGCACTTATCACCAATCCAAAAAATTCTTCGCATACCACCAGCATCGTTTGACGCATCTGGTAGATAAGATGTAGATCCACCATACTTATTTCTAATAGAATAATATAGTTGTGGATATTCTCTAATGTTTAACTCTCTTCCATCACAGTACAAATATCCTTTGTAACTGTATTCCATAATTTCACCACCAGACCCTGCACCACCAATCGCATGTGCTGGATCAGTAGAAAAAGAATCTACTGGAACAGGAAAGATCGATCCAATGGAAGCATAGTTCTGCTCATGGTCTTGCTTATATGCAGTAAATTTATTTCTGTATGAGACTGTCATCAGTATTTGATTAGAAACTCTTGGACTAGGTAAGGTTGTGTGAATTGGTCTGCTTTATTCTGTTCGTTAACTTGAATCCTCATTGTAGAAGTTAAGTTACCTGCTGGAATAAATGTTGGGACGGTCTCCATCTGATATGTATGTGGGTCTGCTTGGAAATTTACGAAATGTCTATGTACACCCTCATTACCAAATGATTCTACTTCATTAGTGGTATTTGAAATAGCAGAATTACCTACCCTATCACCATCCTTATTAGAGTCAAATGGAACGTTGGTAAAATTGTAGTTACCTGGAATAGAATATTCTCCAGTTTTTGCTCCAGCTGGCATACCACCACAAACTTGAGTACCAAAGAAACCTGATGGTTCACATTTAGAAAAAACTGTTCCATTATAAGTTACAGTACCACATGTGGTAATATCTTCGGATGCATTTCCTTCATTGTTATCACAACCAACATTATAACCAGCCCACACTGGATATAAACATCTACCATCTGTTTCTGTATCTCCACTACCAACTAATCCTGCAACATAACTAGACATTGTTTCATTATTAAAGACAGATGTATCAGAAAGATTTGGTGTTAAACAATAGGTCTGGGATCCCAAATAGAAATCACAACCTTGTAAACAACCACCATAGATGTACCTAGTACAAGTACTACCAAGAAAATTACTGAATCCATCTGGATTACTAACACCAGACAATCTAAATTTCGTAGCTGCAACAGCACAAAGTTCTTGTTTTGTGTTATAATACCATGGGATAACACATAGAGTAGTTTTTCTTCTATAGAAGTTTCTACCAAATGTAGTAAATTCGTTATTGAGTGATGATCTTACTCTTGTTCTATTACCATCATGAAAGTGAGCATGTGGTATGAAACCATTAGGAAGAATCTCTATTTCCTCTGTATAATTACCTGTTTCTCTTGTGAAACCTGGTTCTCCAGTAATAGGAATTATTTGAGAAGGTACAAAGAAATTTCCTTGATAAAGAATTTCATACGTTTCACCAATATTACTCTGTACTTCTAGTGCAACACCAGATTTTGTAATCTCTTGAGCATTATCATCCTGAATTCTTAAATCAACTTCTAATCCTAAGTTAGAACCAGATGATGCTCTCATTTTTTTAGAACCATAATCAGGTAACTGAAATTGATTATCCAATAAAGTTACATTTGGTTTTTTATATCTTGACTGAGATCCAACACCCAAAATTGTTGCTAGTTCTGGAAAGATTTCTGCAGAGTAGATAGTTCCATCACATCTTAAATAACCAGCGGGTAGCGAATCTCTTGTGTTAAGATTATCTGGATCATTAGAAGTTAACTCATATGACCAATTGATAATTGTACCACTAGTGGTTCCAACCTTCGATTTTTCTCTGTTGTAAAATACTGCCATTTAGAATGCCCTCATTATGACAAGAGTAGTAAGTGACGGAGTATTGGGATTGATTTGCACACTCAAAGCTTTATCAACACTAACAGGTGCAATAGTTCCCGTTGTCATATTATTTATGAGTGTAGTACTTGGGATCCTCATCTGACCTCTTGTCATTGCAAGGTCAATTGTAAAATGATTATGACCTGCAAGTGATTTAGATGTCCATGCATCAGCATTATGACTCAATGTAGTAGGATATGGTCCTTGTCTTCTTGCTGCTGTTACATTAGAAGTTGTATATGCGTTCTTAAACCCGTTATATCTTCCTTCTGGTGGGAATGGTGCAGATACTGCAGGTACATCTACGAAAGGAATACATGAATAATCATCATCATAATCTGATTCTATGGCAAAATACTGTTGAATAGTTCTTGGACTTGATGCTGATCTAGCTTGTGGAATTGTTTGTGAAGAAGCAGTAAAGTCACGGAATGTACTACAGTCAACTAAACTATCTGCAAGTGGATCATACCATGTAAGTTGTATTTCACCTGGTTGAAAGTTATCAACTGTTTCTTCACTACCAATCGGTTCTGGTGTAACAGTTGTCCACTCAGAACCTTGTGTGTCATATGTACCAGGCATGAATGTAGATATATACGTTCCTTGTACATCAGCAGATGGATAAGAACCAGTAGTTCCATCACTGTTTGCTGGTCTTGGGTGAGTATGTGCAGGAGTATGATCAATACCTAGTTTTCTGGGTATAGTTCTGTATGTCTCAAAAAATGAAGGATCCTGTAATGTTACTCCAGTAAGTTTACCAGATAAGGTTGTTGATGCATCAATACCAAAATTTACATCAATGTATGAAGTAAGAAGACTTAGAGGTGTTGCATCATTTCCATTCTCAGTAATATATGTACCAACAACTGCTGTATCTTCAGGAGAAAGTCTAGAAGCTTCCAAATCAACCATACTACAATTATTCAAATTAGGTAATAAAAAAACATCTTCTTCATCATAATCTGGATATGTGTTTGTAATGCCAACTGCAGGACCACCAACTTCCTGAAAAGGACCATAGGTGTTACCTAATAGTTGTGCAAGAAGAGGATAATCAATTGCTCTTAATGTTTGTCCTCTACAAATAAGATATCCAAAAGGAATTGCATCTGATGCAATAGAAGATGTGCTTGCTGAACCCGTCCAAGGCATAATTGTTCCTACTGGAACTGCCTTGGCGGATTTGATTCTGTTATAATTTGCCATTGATTATACCTCGGTTAACCACCATCCTTGTACTGAAGTTGGAATTCCAACCTGTCCATTACTATCAATAGAACCAAGATATACAAGAGCAAATGCAGCATTAGGAGTTTGAACTACCAATTCTCCAGAAGGATATGGTGTCAATCTTCCACCTAATAGTGTTCCTGTATTATCTCCTTGAATCTTCGTTCCAGAAGCTTCTGAGGTTCTTAATACCAATGATGTATTGTAACTCAAGTTACCACCAACATCAGTAATTCTTACAACATCTCCTGTCTGAGGACTGGTTGGTAGTGTAAGAACTAAAGTACTAGAAGCAGTAGTATTTACCATATAAACAATGTTTGGTACAAGTGTTAGATCTGTTTCTGGGGATGCAGAAGAAATGTATCTAGTATGCTTAGCACCACTAGAAGTATTCCAGTTAGTAATACCGAATGCATCGATAGAACTATCTTGCTTAATTGCATACTCCTGTGTTCCATTTATACCAAGATTTTCTACAGATAACTGCTTGAATGATGTAGAAGGTGTAGGATTTGCTTCACCATTGATAGTCAATGATTTCTGAGCAGTTACATTACCTAGGTTATCAACAGAGAACGACGGTGTACTTGAATCTGGATTAAGAACAACGTTTTCTGGATCTTGAGCACTGAAGAGGAAGAAGTCACCTCTTGCACTAACACCAGCATCCCAAGTCAATAAACCTTGGTGATCAGCGTGACCATCATCATTAATGAAAGCAAATAATCTTGTACGATTAACAGAATCATACAGTTCAAAGCTTCCACCAATCATATTCAAGTCGCCGTTGATATTAGTGTTACCACTTCTATATCCAACTGCACCATTTTGAATCTGCTCATCCATCGTTGTTTGATGAACATCACCTTTCAATCTTCCAACAACCTTAGTCCAAATCTGAGAATTATTTTCCTCATCTACAAGAACTAAGAATTGAGCATAATCAAGTTTTTGTTGAGAGATATATCCTCTGTCAAGGATCATTGAAATATATGTGATAGAAGCACCAGAGTTAACTCTAGTTCTTTCCTCAACATCAACGATATTAGCAATTTCTTTATGCTCGATTACTCTTCTAACAATATTACCACTAGCAAATAATGTACTATTAGCAGGATCAAGTGGTGTGCTGGTACTTAAATCACCACCTATTGTGCCTGCCAAATCATTTCGATAATTGTAATTAATATTATCTGCAACTGTGATATATGGAGTTGCTTGATCTGTAATTGCACTGATTACAGCAATAGCAAAATTACCAATCTGACTAGATGCTGCAGCAGGTGGTCCAATGAACACCAAATCACCAACCTCAAATTTACCAGAACCAATACCAAGAGATTCAAGAGGAATCTGAACTAATCCAACACTACCAGCTACTGTACCTGCTGAAGCGATTGTAGTACTAGGACCTCCAGCATTGAATGCTTGAGGATCGTACATGTAACCATATGCTCTCTTGATAGTTCCAGCATCAAATAGTGCAGGAATACCAGCAGTAGTAGAGGTAATTTCACCGCCAGTAGCATATTCAATGTCGAATCTACCATATTGATTACCAATATCTGTGGTTCCAGTACATGAATCTACCTTAAATGTTGGTACTAAACTACCATCAGTAATTTCAAACTTCTCATTTCTTCTAGCTGCTAATCCTACGGTTGCTGAGGAAGAACCAATAGTGTTTTTGCTTAGAAGAAGGACATTATTAACTGCATCAATTGATATAATAACCGAATCTGGTAAGAAATCAATTGAAGACTCATTAGTGATATTAACAATATGATCACCAATCTGGAAATCGTTAATTGTCTTACCAATACTTGTAACATTGACAGCAGTAATTTGATTCTGTCCAGTAGTTGCAGTTCCAGTGAATTCAATGTTAGATATTGTTCCACAACCACCCTTGATATTAAGACTATTGTTAATAGTAGTATCACCAAGTATAGTAGTATCACCAGTTACAGAGTTAACGACAAATACATCGTTAGCTTCACCACCAGTACAATCAGAATTAATTCTAAACTTCTGTTCTACTGCCTCTAGAGGAGTATCAACCTTGATTACTTCACCTTGATTAAAGATGCCATTATCATTAGTATCTTCACGATCAATGATTACGTAATCGTTGTTAGTTAGAACACCACCAAACTCAGCAAGGTATACATTGTCCTGAGGACCAGTGGAATCCATTGCCTGCTCAGTCCAAGTAGCATCAAACTGTACGTTAACCTTGTAGATAGGTGTAGTATCAGGATGATTATCTAGAATTGCAGTGTATGTACCAAGTGGTTGACGCTTAACCTTGAGGTAGTAAGGAGCAACAGCAGTTCTGGTTAGTTCAAGAATCTGAACGATTTCAGGGTGTCCACTACCAGATACTGCACTGTTGATAATAATATAATCATTCTCAACAAAGTATGGAGTGCCATCAAGTTTGACTGGTTGATTCTTAATTGGTAAGTAGAACTCATCACCTGTTAGTAATGGGAATACCTGAGGTTCAACAACTGGTGAACCACCAATGTTTGTAACTTCCTGTTGATAAGCAGAACCACCCCAGAGACCAGCACCAGCTGTATCAACTTGGTTGTAACCTTCTTCAGTTGATCCTACAATTAGAACGTTGAGAATATCAATATTCTTATTGAATAATGTATCACTTAGAATACCATCATCATGTGCGAAAGGAGTAGATCCAAGTTGTCCTCTATTACCTAAGAAGGAGAACGATGCAACACCACCACACATTAAGATGTTTCCATCAAACTGTGCAGAAGCAACAACTCTCAACTGGTTATTGATAGTAGTTAAACCACCTTGACCAGCAATGTTGATTTCAGATGCATTAAGTGCGAAATCAAGAATAGAAGCAGAACCAGAGTTAGAGAAGAAGCTAACTTTACCTGCGGTAGTAGTTAGATTTACAGTATCATTAATAGTTCTTCTTGCACCTAACTGGAAGTCACCATCAACCTTAAAGGATTTGGTCTTGATTCTAGTAAAGGATAGAGATTCACTACTATCATATGCACCACCAATATTAATCTTAGCAATTGTTCCAGCATTATCTGAAGGACGATTATCTGGTGTTGCACCAATATCAATGTTAACATGTTCAGATGTGTTGGCAATATTAACAAACTGATCACCAGTTACACTATTGAATAGATTAACTGTCTGAGTGTCAGTTCTATCATTACCAATATTGATGTACTGTGTATCACCAGCAAGATTTAATGTACCAGTGAATGTGGCATCAGTTACAAGGTTAAATGTACCTGTTGTCTGTGATGTTCTGATCTCAGCAATTACACCGTCATCACCATTGACTTCGATATCATGCTCAAACTTAGCATCATCAGTAAATCTAGATGTACCATCTACAACGAGTGCTCTATCAAGTTGAGAATTGTCAACATTAATACCAACACGACCATTGTTTGTAGTAGCAACTCTTAGTACTGCCTCATCACTAGGAGCAATACTATCACCACCAACTAAGAATGCATTATCAACTGCTGTCTTATCACGATCAGCAAATAATGAATGATTTAGGAAGTCACCAGTTGTTTTACCACTGATGAATGCTGTACCAACAACATCTAAGTTTGCACGAGGATCAGATTCTGTACCAGTAAATGCATTTAGATATGCATCATGTGGTAATCTTGTAACAGTGTTAATACCTAACCTGTAATCACCAATTGATTCTGTCTCTGTTCTAAGTGCTTCACCACCAAGTACACCAAATTCCTTCCAGTTAGCATTAGAAAACTCAATGGTTGGTTCAGGATCTCCAGGATTCTTTCCTGCAATGAAATCTTCCCAAGCAATGACATCCGTTGCCTTCTGATTAATAATTTGGAAGTGTACATAGTTATTTGTAGGAGTAAATGCATCACCTGGTTTGCTGTATACAATCCAAGTATAGTTCATATCACCTAAACTATAATTGTCATTACTATACCAGTTCTTCAGACGAATCTGAGAAGAATCTGTAATTCCAATATCAGGACCAACTGCAAGTGCAGTGCCATTAGCAAGAGATCTAAACGAAATCTTAACAACGTTAGTGCCATCAAACTCAATGTTGTCAATTTGACTTGTGTTCAGAGAAACACTGCTAGGAATTTGTGCAAAGTAGTTAGAAAGAATCCATCCAAGAGATCCACTCTTACCTATTTCCTCACCCTTGAGTAGCATATCGCCAGGGGCAGGAATTACACCACCATAACTGACACTCTGTACTGCATTGATAGCAGTTCCACCAACGTTTACATCAGCTTGAATATCTTTTGCAGCATCCTGATTAGGAGTCATGTTAGACGCAACACCTGATGAGGTGTGTGTCTGGATTATATAATCCTGACCATTACCTCTAGAATTGAAACCAAAGATAGCAGCATCAATTCTGTTCTTACCGATAATGATATCACCACTATCTACTGGATTAAATGCTTGTCTGTCTAAACCTTCATCTTGTTCTGCTCCAGTTACTCCATCAATTGATTCTACGTAAGAACGAATAATCAGAGGATAACGAGATTGTTTAAGATCTTCATCCTGAACAGAGATGGTTATAGGAGATTCAAAGTTATTAACTAGTTCTCCATCACCACCAACAACTGTGATATTCTGGTTAAATGTTACAGGAGTATCGAAGGTAGTAACTAGACCATCTAGTACATCATCCTCATCTCCATCATCTACAAGACGTGCAGAATCTATGAATGTTTCTTCACCTGTGATAGCATTGATTCTTCTGTTACCAATATACAAGTCACCTTGTGAGTTGATACCAGTGTAGAATACAATACCACCATCTTGCTTCTTACTTTGAGCGTAGAAGTCCTCTTCAGGTGTTAAGACAATCTCTTGTCTTGCAGGTAAACCAGTTGAGTAGTTACCTGGACCAAAACCAAGGTATTCAAACGTATGGTTACCTGCTCTTGCTATAGATGGTCTCCTAAGTTCAACATAGTATTTCTGATCTGTGAAAGAAACAGCACCAGTACCACCAATAGCGATCTTTCTATTTTCAGATCCAGAAGTTGCGTTACCACTCTGTGCTTGAATGGTGTATACATTTTCTCTAAATGCAGGTTGTTCTGTTAGATCAATAACCATCTCTTTAGTTACAGATCCCTTAAAGTCGTTAACTGTAACTAAACCATGTACATAGTTGTCAGCAGCAGAGTATGTTGCTGGTGGGTCAATTAATCCAGCATATACATCCTTCTCCTTCTGTGAAGTACCAGAGCTCTTGAACCAGAGAGGATCATTTCTGTAGTTGAGAGGATATAACTTACTTACTGGTTGAGAGAATTTAAACTTCTTAAAGTTGGTAGTAACACCAGCACCAACTGGGAATGGTGACATGTTACCACGTAGTGCAGTTACATAGTAGATACCATCTTGCTGACCTGAGATTCTCGTCTGTAAAGTTTCATATCCGAAGATGTAGAATGTATCTTCGATAATTCCTGTATCTTCAACACTATCAACATAGTATTCAACACCAGCATCATCTTGAATACGATCACCTGGTGTGATAGTATAAACATTAGCACCCTTTTGCTTGTAAAAATACTGGGGATTATTTTTTGCGATTTGCTGTTTTAGAGGAAGTGATTTACCCATATCCTGATCCTCAAGCATGTCAGCAAAGACAGTACCTTGTTGGAATCTTGTATTAGTATACTCACTGTACTCCAAATCACCATTACGAATATTCTTGATGATAATATAATGGTCACCATTTACAGTGTAGTAAGCATGGATGTTAGCAAGACCAGAAGAATTACCAGTGAAGTTAACAGCATTAGGAGATGAAGATGTATTATCAACTTTACTGGTTACAAAGATACCACCCTGAGGAGAAGTAATCTTTACAGTAGTAAATGCCTCATTTCTTAAACCAGGGAAGTTCTTGATGTCAACACCATGATCGTACACAGTCAATTCTGTATACTCAATGCTGTCATCTAAAGCATCTTTGATCTTACGACCAGATTGAATAGTTGCTTGAATACCAGAAGAGAATCTTGCAAATGATCTGAAGTCAATACCAGAACCTGTCTGATCCTTCTTAAATGGATCATATGATCCAGTTGTATCACCAATAAATTCACTAGCATCAACTGGGTTCTGGAATCTAGCACCATATACAGTACCAACAACTGGTTTCAATAGAAGTTTCTGTGGTACTAACTTACGTGTATCGTCAGTTCTTGTCTTGATAACAAATCCATTGATAGGATCTCTTGCGTTCTCAAGATACTTAGGAATGACCATACGTAGTTTGTATGTTCTTTCATCCTTACCACGACTATCCTTAAGACGCTCATACCACATATCAGTGGATCTTGGACGATCTTTAAGATCATTCTGACCAATTCTATAGAAGATATTATCTTCTAGTTCAGTTGGAAGAGTTTTGCCTGTAACTTCATCCTTACACTGAATGTACCACTTACCACTAGTTGCAACAGCATCAGTGAAAGTAGGATCGTAACGCATTGGCGAACGACGCTTGTTAGCAAAGACACTAAATTCAAGACCAGATTGACCAGATGCAAATGTGATTGGATTAATATTGTTAATCGCATCAGCATATGTTAAGTGAAGTGTGAATGTCTTATTGTTTTGATAACGAGTAAAGAATTCAACATTAGGATTAATTCTACCAACAGCAGAGTTACTAGGATCAGTAACTGCAACAAGTGGATTATTAACATATGTCTGTGAGATTAGAGGTAGAACACCACCTTCAACAGCTCTGATGAATGCCTTTTGTGGTGTTACACCAGCATTAGGAACGTCAAAAATGTGAGATACATCTGTCTCAATACCAGCAAATATATCACCACTAAGTTCACCTGTGTAAGTGTGTAGATCATACTTGTCATCTAAGACAAACTGATAGAGATCTATCTCGACATCCTTATCAATTGCATCAGTTTCAGATGCGTAGATATAGATACCTGCTGCTGCATTCTCCTTAGAGGTTGCAAGCATCAATCTAGTTTGATCACTACCATCGAAGAATGATGTACCACCATAGTTCTCAGGTTGTGTA